CTGTTAGGCTGACTTTACAAAATACACAACGTGCTGAAACACAAACAGTACATTTAAGAGCAAAAAAACGGCCTCGTTTATAAAAACGAGACCTTCAAATACTGTATGAACCCCTTCGGATCGCAGCACAATTCATCGCAATAAGGGCGAAAAAATTCATCGGAATGACGATAAACTATTCGTTAGAAACAGGTCGACAATTCAACGGTTAAATATTCGTCAAAACTGCGCCATGTCAACGTTTAAGAAGCCTTATGCTCCAGTCTCAGCTTGTCTGCGACCATCGCGATGAACTCACTATTGGTCGGCTTTGCTTTTGACATGCTGACTGTGTAGCCGAAAAGTGACGAAATCGAGTCGATGTTGCCTCTGCTCCATGCGACTTCGATGGCGTGGCGAATTGCCCGTTCGACGCGGCTTGCCTATACGTAAATCGATTAATTTCAGTAGTCTTTATCGGTATGTAAACGCTAAGTTTATCGGCCATTTAGCCGTTGTGTTATACGTATATTATATGCAAATCCGTGAACGAAAAGTCAAGCGTTAATTTCCGTATAACAAAAAAAACGCCCCATCCGACGAAGGACAGGGCTAGACGATCTATTCTTTTTTTCCGAAGCCTTTGACGTAGGTTAATAGATACGACAGTGCGATCAGTATGCCGCCTTGATATAACGGATGAATGATATCGGAAACAATCTCCATCATTCTAACCGGCTTCGGTGTTTCTCCGTCAGCAACGTACTGATTCGCGTTCAGATATAACGTGCCTTCGATGTTCGTCAAAATACCGGCTACAATTACAACCCACCCTAAAACAAATAATATTAGACTAAATTTGCGTTCCATACTATCATTTCCCCCGTTTGATAGATTATGTATACGAGCACCTACGAATTTATACGCAGGCGCCCGCCAAAAGTTCCGATAACTTAGTCGTTCCTCCACGTTTGCACCGATTTCGAAAAGCCTAGGCCAAGTTTTCGGCAATCTTTTTGCGACCACAAAAAAAACGCGTATCAATATTTAAGACTGACCGCGTCTACACATTTCATAATAATGTGTTGAATTGTCTCTTCACTAACGTTGTTTTGAATCTTGATCAAAAGGCTCCTTCTGCTAATCGTATGTATTTTGTTTGCTCGCACAACTGTCTCGCACTTCAATTGGACAGGTATATCGTAATCGCTTTCACGATCGATAGTACTTGTGCAGTTACAGACTATGATATCCGCATCATTAGAATCATCATTCTTCCCAATGATAAATACAGGTCGCTTACTTATGTTGCCGTCATGAGTCATTGATTTCGCAAAGAAAAAATCGCCTTGGTCCGCATTAAATTTATCGGAGGCGATTTGTGTTCTCTTTCTTTCATTTTTCATATAAGTTTCGCAACTCCTCTTCGTACCAATCGGAAAAGTAGTCAGAATCGTCAACATCATTCTCTGTGCCAAGGCTAGCAGGAATAACTTTGTCAAGGCCTAACTCTCTTTCCATCTCTTCTACGGTTTTCTTTTCTTTCACAGCGATCACTCCATCATTTGATTTATCGCGAAGCAATCGTGCTTTTGTTCTCAGGCCGTTAGTGGTCATATCATCAACCTCCTGTTACCTAATATTAGCACATGCTCCATCCGATTTCACCAGTTTTAATACATTTATATTCAATATTTCCCTACGCAGAAGCGTCTAAACAAGGTTGACAAAATAAAAAGGGAGCACATACATAATATGCTCCCGCCAAGAGTTCCGTTATCTATTCGCCTTTTGTCCGTGCTTTCTTCGTCACGTCGTTATTTTTCCAGTACGCCCACAGCGAAGTAGCGCCCATGAACGCGAGCGAAATAAATTGCTGCACGCCTTCCTCATCGACCGGAATCGGACTGTGCCCCGTCATCGTAAGCGTCTGGTTAACGAGTGCCAGCGCAAGTAGTACGAACCGGGCGACTGTGCCCGCGCTAATATTTTCGAGTTTCTTTACGTTCATAATATCGTCTCCCTTTTCGATTATTTAATAGTTGCGCCGGTTGATTTCGCCGCGTAGATATTCACTTTTCCGAACTGATCCGTTTTGATTGTGTAGACGTCCGTTTGTGGATTCGCAAGGATTTCGTATTTAAGGCCGCCGAATTTCTTCGGACGCAGGAAACCGCATTCGTTCCCTTTGACCGGCGCTTTGTTGGTCGGATAGATACGCCATGAGTCGGCAGATGACGGTAGGTATAAGCATTTCTTACCGCTAGATGTCGTTTTGGAACCCCCGCCTCCCGTAAGCTTAAGCACTTGGCCGACCATGATTTTATTCGGATTTTTAATACCGTTATAGGACTGAAGTTTCGACATGCTGACGCCCGTTTTAACCGCGATTTCCGAGAGTGTATCGCCTTTCTTAACGGTGTAAGTCGTGCCGGATTGTTTCGGGGCCGCAGCCGGTTTAGACGCTGAACTAGACGATTGACCGCCGAGCGCTTTCAATTCCGCAGCGATGGCCGCTTTCACCGCATCCCAACGGCCCTCATCGAGTACACGGTGCGGGCAGTATTTTCCGCTCCAATCCTGGTGTTTTTTAACGCGATCAACGCCCCAGCCGCGCTCCTTCAATAGCTGCGCAATGAATTTAATCGCAAGCTTTTCGGCCGCTTTATACTTAGCGCCGCCTGATTTCGAATAGCAAACTTCGACGCCGATAGACGTGCGGTTGCCTGGTCCGTTTCTGTCTCCGCAGTGCCATGCGTTACGATTAGTCGGAAGTCCCTGAACGACCTCTTTATCGTCTACCGCAAAGTGATACGATACTTCGTTGTTATTGCGGATCATGTACGCAATTTCATTCGCTGCTGAAGCGTCGTTTGCCGTATTGTGGAACGTAATGTACTTCGCATCCATTGGATACGGACACTTAACGGAATACTTGCTTGATGCGACGAGGTTTTTCGTAACTGAAATCGCCATTTAATCGTCTCCCTTTTCGTTAATTTTGCGTATATAAAAAGCCCGCCGGACTCTCACCGAACGGGCGCGTTATTCTCTTCCGCGAAACTTTTCTTCGAGTCTATCGAGCTTATCGATAATGACGTCGTACTTATCGCTGAATTTATCGAGTAGATCCTGTAGCCGCGATTCACGTTCACGATTCGATTTCATTACGTAAATCAGCAGCCACGTAAAAAGGACCGCGAACGGCCCTTGCGTTAAAAAGTATTTGATTACGTCGAGCTCGCCCAATGACTACGCCCCCTGTTCGCTATTAGTTACGCTCTCGTCTTCGCTTGGCGGCGAATCAGGATCGTAAGGATCTCCGGTGATTTCCTCGTATTGTTCCGGCGTGATCCGTCCGGCAGCCACAACGTCGTGGACGCGTTTTTTCGTCCAAAGGCCATCTTCGTAGAATCCTTTAATATACGTGTACCAATCGATCGGCATTTACGAACCCCCTAACGCGATTAAATAGTATAGATCCGCCACTTGCTTCCGGAGAACTTCGGTTTCTGACGGTCCGGGGTCAGGCGGCTGTAGACTATCGATATACTCTTTCGTAGCTGTTTCGTCCCATCCGGATTTATCCTTACGCAATACCGGCTTATACATTCCGGACCCGTTAGAATGGACCGGAGGGATGTCCGTGTAGCCTTCCGGAATAGATTCTCCGTCACTGATAATCATGTTTTCTGACGGTACGTAATTCATTTTGCTGTCGTATTTGTATATTTGTTTCATTTGATAACGTCTCCTCTACAATGCTTTAAATGAGAAATCAAATTTAATGTAGTTCGTGTTGCTGGATACGCTTTCTACGATGACTTCTCCAGTTGATTTGAACGCAATCCGAGCAACCTGCGCCGACCCTGATGCGATTTGGATGCACCCCATAGATCGCGGCGGCCGCATGTTAGACGGAAGTGTGAAAACAGTTGTACCGACAGCTCCACCTTTTGCTTCGCCTCGCACATACACCGTTTTCGTCGCATCAATTCCGAACATAACATCCTCACCATCGTTATAATGGGACCAGCCGTTTTGCAAAGTCGCGACAACCCACGAAAAGTTAGCGACATAAGTCTTTGCGTCAGCTAATGCCTTATCCGCTTTTGCTTGCGTACCTGTCGCAGTGTCTAGGATTTCCCATCCGCTCCAAATTCCGTTAACTATCGATTTTCTGTATGTCCTATTCGAGTTATCAAACGCAATAATTTGGCCGTATGTTCCGGTTGAATTGCAATTCCAAAAGCCCCTAAGAGCTCCCCCGGGGCCGTTTATCGCATTAGGATGGGATGAGAAATGTATAAATCCTTTATATCTCGGCAGCAATTCATGAAAATCATCAGTGGCATTGACGTAAATCAGCGGCTGGCCATCATCTCCCGTGATTTTAAAGAGTTGCCCCGCGCTCCATTTAGTCCGCTCATCAGCGGTAATATGACGGACATTATCCGCAGTATGTGCATCAAAATCCGTTTTAGACGCCTGTTTTACGTTGTCAACGTTAGATAACCCTACTTGGGCCTTCGTTACAGCGTGGGGGTTACTCTTATTATTCGTGTGGCTATCAAACTCCGTTTTAGACGCTTGCTTGGCGTTATCAACGTTGCCCAATCCGACCTGAGCTTTCGTTACTTTGTGTGGATTGTCGGTATTAGCTGCGTGCTCCTCCGTATAAGCCTTTGCGTTTGCCTCCGCAGCATCCGCTTTTTCCTGCGCTCCCTCTTTCGTCTCGATATTGTCCAACGTCTCAAATTTCTTTTGGAGCTCAGTGAGCATTAGTTCCGCTTCATCCGACATCTCTACGATGACAGCTTTAAGGTCCTCGAAATCTTCTATATAATACTCGGCCACTGGCACAATGTCCTGATCAACGAGCGCCCGATCGATTTCGAACGAAAATTTATGAACGCTCAGCTTCTGGCCGTTGTCGTAATTAACGTAAAGCTCCGCCTGCACCGTTCCATAATGCGTAACTTGATCCGGTTTCAAGACATAAAAAATAACGCCCCCTAGCGCGTCTTGAACTTCCGTATTAACGTAGAACTTGCTTCCGTCTGCAAATCGCATGAACAACTTCCCGTGAGTCGCTTGACTGATCGGCAGCGGAATGCCATCTTTCGTTAAGCTAAACGTTAGTTTTGCCGTATCGATGTCTTGCGTACTGAATTGAATTTTTGCTGAAATACTCTGT